GGGCAGTCGATGGCAGGGTGGTTTACCAAACCCCACGCCAAGGCGGATTGGACCTCGGCTTGACCCTGCTCTCGCAGACCCAAGGGTTTTTCGGAGCGGGCTTCTTCGGATGACCATCTACACCATAGGAGATTGACAGCATGTCCCTCAGCGGAATCCTCGCATCAGTACCCAAGCATCAGACCATCCTCCCTCTCAGCGGGAAGAAGGTCGAATATCGACCGTTCATCGTCAAGGAGGAGAAGATCCTCCTCATGGCGGCGGAAACCAAGAACGAGAAGAGCATCTACAGCGCAATCAGGGAGGTCGTACTCTCATGCACGGGAGGCAAGGTCGATGTGACCAAGATCCCCCTCCTAGACATGGAATACCTGTTCCTCCAACTCCGCAGTCAGTCTGTCGGCGAGACCACCAAGCCGACGATCAAGTGCGAGAAGTGTGGCGGGGGCAACGAGTGCGAGATCAACATCAAGGAACTGACCCCTCAGTCGAATCCCAACCACAGGAAGGTCATACCGCTCGTCGCCGACATCAGCATCGTGATGCGGTATCCCACCCTTGAGGACATCGATGCCCTCGGCGAGGGCTCGGATGTGGACAGGACCTTCGCCCTGCTGACCAAGTGCATCGACAAGATCAACCAAGGAGAGACCGTCTACAACTGCTCGGAGATGCAGGAGACGGATGTCCGTGAGTTCATCGATCAGATGACGCAGGACCAGTTCAGGAAACTGTTCGACTTCCTCGACACGATGCCCAAAATCGAGAAGTCTTTGGCTTTCGACTGCACGATTTGCAAGCACCACAACGAGCATATGCTCAAGGGGATCGCAAGTTTTTTCTCATAGCCTCCTCCCACGACAGCCTTCTGAACATGCTATCGGTCAACTTCGCCATGATGCAGAACTTCAACTACACGCTGACCGATCTTGAGGGCATGATGCCGTGGGAACGGAGGGTCTACATCGACCTCCTCATGGAACACTTGAGGAATGAGAAGGAAAAGATGGAGTCGCTGAAGCATCAGCAGCACTAGCAAGGAACGATCATGGCGGGAGAATCAACCAACAATCCGATGGGATCGGGAGGCAATCCTGGCAGACCTCCTCTGAACGATCAGGGGATGGGTCAGCCGAACCCTGCACCTCCACCTCCCGCTAGTGCGATCCCCGATCCGAGCGACATCACTCAGGCTTTCGATCAGTTTGTTGACAAGAACAACGAACTGAACAAGACCATCGAAAAACTGAATGCCTCCCTTGCCGAGACCCTGAAGAAGGAGCAGGAGACCCGCACCAAGTTGGCAGAGGCTGCTATTCGACAGCAGCGTCTGTATGTGAAGCAGGAGAACGAGCGGAAGAAGATAGAGGAGGAGTACAAGAAGTACCGCAAGGAAGACGGGACTTGGTACGAGAACACCAAGAAGATCAAGGAGGAGTACGACAAGAAACTCTCCGAGGGTCTGTCTGGCGTAAGTGCCGAGTTGAAGGCTGCGGAAGAAGAGGTCATGCAGCATGCCTCCTCGCTTGAGGAGAGCAAGAAAATCCTTGAGTCGGAATCGAAGCAGCGCAGCGACAGCATCGCCGAGATGAAGGCGATGAGCGAGAAGATCAGCGATTACAATTTTGGGGTTGGTCTTGATCTTGAAGCGGCGTTGGACAGGTCAATTTTCGCCTTAGATCAGATAGGCGTTACCGTCGCCGAGATGCAGCAGAGGGTCTCCGAGGAAACGGGCAAACTCGTTGAGGATGGTCTCAACAAATTGATGCAGGAGGAGAACGCCGCCGCCGAGGCTCTCAAGAAGGCGAACTACGAGGAGGCTCTGAAGAAGGAGAAGCAAGCCTTCGACAAGCGGATGGAGAACGAACGCCTCGCCGCAAGTCAGATGGCAGAGAACAGGAAGAAGGCGGCAGAGTATGCGCAGGAGTACGCCGATCAGCAGAAGAAGGAGGCTGAAGGCGATGTCCTCGCATCGAAGTTCATCTCGCAAGGGGGCATCGTCGGTCTGTCCGAGATCAAGGAGCAGATCGATGCCATCACCGAAGCCGAGATGAAGCGGTACTCGTTGGAGAACCCCGACGCTACCCCCGATGCCATCGAAGCCCACAAGGAGCAGTTCCTTGAGTCCAAGAAGTCAGCCATCGTTCAACAGATGATGGTGAAGCAGGAGCGGGAACTCAACGAGATCCGCAAGAAGCAGGTCGAAACCATAATGAAGGAGAAGGGGGTCTCCCTTGCCGCCGCCACATCGATGGCGAAGTCGAGGGGCGACAGCCAAGAGATCAGGGACGCACAGAAGCGTCACAAGGAGACCATCGACCGATTCAAGTCCCTTGAGAAGACTGAACTCGTCGCCATCAGCCACATGAAGCAGGAGAGCGTCAAGGCTGCGGAGCGTGAAGCCGAGGCTGCGAACGACACTCCCGCATGGGCGCAGAAGATGATCGATGAGTACATCAAGTCGAGCGAGTCGATGAAGGAACTCCTCGGCGACATCTTCAAGAAGGAGGACGGTTGGTTCAAGACGATTCTCATCCTCCTCGCCGTCGTGATCGGCGGCACCATCGGGTACATCTACAACTACATCAAGATGGTTTGGAGTGCCCTGACCTTCATCACCAAGTACATCCCCGTGGTCGGGAAGATGTTTGCGGGTATCGGCTCGGGTGTCGGCGGCTTCATGGGCAAACTCGGATCGGGGTTCCTGTCGCTTGAGAAGGGTCTCATGGCGATGTCGAAGTCGATCCCGTTCGTGGGGAGGCTTCTCGGCTTCTTCCCGAGGATCCTCGGTGCCATGCGGTTCGGCTTCGGTCTTGTGTCCAAGATCTTCTTCCCGCTCCAAATCCTGATTTCCCTCATCGACGGCGTGATCGGCGCATTCAAGGGCTTCAAGCAGATGGGACTCAAGGGTGCCATCATGGGAGCCGTCGCACAGATCATCAGCGGTCTCACATTCGGTCTCCTCAACTTCCAAACGATATTTGACTTCTTCAACAAGACGATGGGTGGTCTGTTTGAGACCTTTGCGACCTTCGCAAAGCAGTCCTACAACATGATGATCAAGCCCTTCGTGGATGCCTTCAAGAACATCGTCGGCATCTTCCAAGGAGGAGGAAGCCTCGTATCGAAGGTGCTGAAGTCGGTGGTCGAGATGTTCTTGGCATACGCCAAGTTCCTCGTCGGTCGGTTGGTTCAGACCTTCATAATGATCCCCATCATGCTCATCAAGGCGGCTTTCTACTTGGTGAAGTTCTTCGTCTACGACCTGCCGAAGATGTTGGCAGACGCAGTCATGTGGGTATGGGATTGGATCACTAGCGGAGTATGGATAGACGATCTCTTGGACTTCGGCACTTGGCTGCACGGCAAGTTGGTCGGGTTCTTCACCGACATCATCAACTCCATCGCCGATGCCTTGGGAGAACTCCCCATCATCGGAAGTTCGATCAAGGCTGCGTTGGGTGGCGGTACACCCGAGACACCCCCCGAGGTCGAGAAAGCCAAGGACATATTTGAGTCTCCGCAGCGGAGTTCCGTGGCGATCCTCCCGCAGAGTATGCCCTCGGCGGCGGTTCCCTTGGCACCAGGATCGTTTACGACTGTCCCCATCGGCGGTCAGGGTGGAGGAGTTCAGTTCGCCGCCATGTCGATGCCGCAGTCGTATCCCGTGGGAAGCCTCAACACGGCTGCAAATCAGACCTCCATGGCGCAGTTCCAAGCAAACAGGCAGGATTCTTCCATGATCAATGCACCCACAACGAACCTCATCGGAGGCGGTGGAGGCGGCGGATCGGCGGTACTCATGTCGAGGATGAGCAGGAACAACGACCCGACATACCGTGCCTTGCTGTTCGCCGAGGCACCTGCCCTATGACCGTATTGTAAAAAAACAACCGACTCGGTTGCTGTTGCCCGTCCATCCTTGGATTGGAACAACCGAGTCGGTTAGGCGACCACACGGTCGCTTTTCGTTGTAGGAAGACGGTCGGGAGCAGAGGTTGCTCGGAGGAGTTTCCTTTCAAACGGTTCCGCTAGGCAGAACCATCGGATTCCACTCCCGACCGTCAGAGGATCACATAATCCTCCTACCGCAAGAAGACCCCCAAGTCTTCTCAGTCTTCCTCTTCCGTCAACTTCTTGAAGTACGAGAAAGTTGCGGACTCATCGTCATCGTCATCCACCTTGCTCGCCTTAGCGGGAGCCTTGATGGGGGAGGGCTTCGCCGCCGACGAATCAGCAGCCTTCATCTTGCTGCGGAAGTCATCGGGCTCGGCAGACTCCGCTCGGGTCGCTGCACCCTCGGGACCGCCCTTGAGGACGGTGGTCAAGCGCACCGAGATGTCCTCGTAGGACTTGAACTGATCGGGAGCGACGAACGGAAGGAGGGCATGCTGCGACTTCCACAGGACCTCAAGTCGCTTGTCATCGCCGTCCAACAGTTGGCTCTGCGGCTGAAACGCCGACTTCTCGTAGGAGACATAGCCGCTCTCACGGTGTGCCTTCAACTTGAAGTTGGCACCGCTCCAATAGTCGAAGGGGTTGAACTTCGGCTCGTCGGGTGCCGTGGGGTTCATCGCCTCCTGCAACTTGTCGAAGATCTTCTTGCCGAACTTGAACAGGAAGACCTTGCCCTCGTTCGACGGATCGGCAGGATCGCTGATGACGAGGATGTTGGAGATGTACGACATCTTGCGCTTGCGATCACGGGCGATCTGCTTGTTCGCTTCGATGCCGCTGCCCCAGAGTTCGTTGTTCGCCTCGCAGACGGGGCACTTCCTGCCGATGGTGGTCGGGCAGTTTTCGATGAGCCATCCGCCCTTGCCTTGGAAGCCGTGGCTGAACAGGCGAACCCACGGCACATCCTCTCCCTCGACTGCGGGAAGGAATCGGATGACTGCGTAGCCGTTGTCGCTCTTGTCCCTCGTCAGCGTCCAAAACCGATCATCGTCGTAGGACTGCTTGCTGCTGAGTTTCTGAATCTCAGCCGAGAGGCGGTCGATGGAACCCTGTGCGCCCTTCTTGAGGGCAGAAAATCCTGACATGTCGTGTCTCCTTGTGTTTCGTATGCGAAGTGTGCGGACTGTACCGTCTTGCTCTGTCTAGTCAAGGGGGAGTCGAGTCTTGCGACCGCCCTTGATCATGTTGCGCTCCTCAAACTCTGCCTTGAGCCGCTCCCGAAGAGGCTTGGTGACCAACTTGGACACCGACTCGGGTTCGATCTCGTATTTCTCGCAGATCTCAAGGATTGCATCGATCAGGGATGAATCCTTGCGCTTTCGGCAGATCTCCTCGACCTCCCTTGAGAAGGTCTCCTCGACTTTGAGTATCGACCCCATCAAGGGACTCCTTCGTCGGAATTTTCATCGATTGACTCAATCGGCATGGTGTCTATGGTCTCGACCCAACGCAGCATGCCACGCTCAAACTCCTCGGAGGTGAGGAGTATGGCGACCTGCTCCCCCCTATCCGTCATAAACCGAATGCAATGGAGTTTTTGGGGGACATCGTCATCGGTGTCCTCCGTATCCTCGGACTTGCCGAAAAGTCTAGCCAGCCATTTCATGCTGTGCGTCCTCCCATGCCTTGCCCACGACCTCTTGGAGTTGGTCGAAGTCGTTGGTGTTCCAATAGTCCTTGATGACGCTTGCGAGACCGTTTCGGTGATGTGCCCGCTGCTCAACGAACTCTTGGACCGACCCATCGTCGCATGCGATCAGGATCACCAACTGATCGATCTTCTGACCCGACCTCTCCTGCCACATGTAGGAATAGGCGGCGGCTTGGTGGAAGTAGTTCCCGATCCATTCCTTACGCTTGGTCTTCCCCGAGGTCTTGAAGTCGATGATCGAAGGCACACCGTCGTAGTCGCCGATGCAGTCGGTCCTACCCGCAAGCAGGAGATCGTCCGACCAAAGGGGAGTTTCGATGGCATAGATCTTGCTGATCCTCTCAAGGTGAGGCAGCAACGGATCGAAATGCAGCCTCTGCTCGTCGGTGGTGGGCAACTCCTTGTTGACGAGGTAGTTCTCCACGACCGTGTGAAGCCTGTTCCCCCTCTCCAATGCGGCTTGAGAGGTGGCGGCGTTGTCGGGGTTCTCCCGCCACTTCTTCCACTTCTCGGCATCCCTGTGGTTGATCACCGTGGTCACCGAGGGGAACCACCGCTTGCTGTCGGGGGATTGGTAGTACCTACCCCCGCCTCCGATTTCAAT